TGCATTAGTGGTAGCCTGTGTAGTTGGTGTTGTCGTCGCAGTTCCAGCCTGGAATATAAATGGTTTATCTTCCGTGTATGCCGCGAAAACGGGTGGGTCATACATTGGCTCATCGTGTGCAATCTCGGTCGCGTTGGTGCGAATTGGTGTTGCGTTGTGATTATCTCTCACCCATTGAGCATACATTGCGTTTATCTCTTCCAACGTGGGTTTCCTGATCTCCGGTGGGACTGAGATTTCACTAAAATCTGGTCCGCACTGATCAACATCATCTAGTAAGATCATGTCGATATCGTTTTTTGTCAATGGTTTAAACAATGATTTTTGAGATCTTTGCTTTACCATCTTCGGGCGTGACGTTTTAAGATTTACGTCACCAACTAGCTGAGTCCTTTCCTTTCCGTCCATTACTGGTACGGGACTCATCATGCGATGTTTGTCTTTGTTTTGTTTCGGATACAAATTGTTACATTCACATGATCCCAAGCATGTACCGGCTTGGAATATGCTAGAAGTATTGTGGTCAGCATCACCTCCCCTCAATAGGGGTATCTCGACCGGCGAGATTGCTTCACAACGGTAAGCGCCGAGCATATTGCCTAACTTCACTGCTAATAGCGCGTCGTAATCAATACCGTCATCACACTCTTGTGTTTTACGCCCAGGGTGTTCCAGGCAGATAGCAGGCATTCCTTCTTGATACTTACTCTTCCACTCTCTCAAGAAATCATCATATGTCCTATCAGCCCACTTTGAGAAGTGGTATAGATCATGCCTTATAAGTACTTCTCTTAGCAGTTTGGATCTTGTTTCATATATGACTCGTCCATGTTGGAACCATGCAGCCAATGCGTTGTCAGCGTTGACTCCTACACTTTCTTCTGGCGTGAGAATACTACGTGTGAGGAATTGCAGGCTCTTAAATATGGAATACTCATCTAGCGGTGCCATCATCAAGTCCGTGTCGCTGTTGTATACAGGTTTCCTTTTTAAAAAGCTTAGCTCGTTTAGAGATATGAAAGGACGCGACTCTTGGTCTTTTTCTGCCATAGTGTATATTATATTGAAGTCATTGAAAAATGTTTGTCTATTAGTATGTCCAAACCAATCAAATCCTGGTCGTACGGAATCGGCGCAATCATCACCATAGGTGAGAAGGCTACATACAACTTTGAATGGGGGAACCTCAATTTTAAAACGCTGGGCTAAACCAAAATAACACATGCGATGCAACAACGAATTACACAGGCAATTAATTATGGTTGTAAGACTATTACCAGAAGTCACAGAAGAGAACAGCTTAAAAATATCGCCGTTCATATGAATCACCGGGTAAATAACTTCCGTAGCTATTGCCCTCATCATCGATAAATCTTCGTCATTGTATCCAACTGCTGCTGCAAACTCAATCAAAATATTGAATGCTGCACATATCACTTGACTACTCATCCTCTGGTCGTAGTTTTTGTAGTCACCTGCAACAATCCTGTCATCACCGTATTTGGAAATTATCAACATGAGAGCGTGCCATTCGGGACCTTCAGCATTACAACCGACAGCCAATTCATACACATCTGGCTTCGTAATTAATTCTGTTACTAAAGGTAAAAAGTATTTCCTTAGAGCAATTGTTAAATTTAGATTTGAACACTGGAATGTCCTAGTAACCGTTTTAGTCTTCTTTACTGGTTCATCCTTAAGTGATTGATGAAATATCTCATATGATCGTTTGTTCTCGGACCATGCTCGCTCACTTGTGTTATAATCTGCTAATATCTCTGGTGTCATGGTTAAAGGTTCACCTTCACTGGCTCCGAATAATTTTGCCTTGGATTGGAAATATGGGAACCCAGCAGAGGTGCGTTTATTCATCGGTTCTAAGCCTCTGACACCTTCCTGACCATTGAGGATTTGGTCCAAACTTAATTTCCTCAAATCCACCCTCGCTCTCATAGTATCGAGTGTTCCATCCAAATAGTCCTTGGTTGCTCGCTCAATCAAGGTTTGAGGAAAGCCCATGTTTGCAGCAGTAGTATTCATTATACACGCATGATGGTGTTGCCATGTAGGCACATTCGGTGGTGGACCCACTTTTGGCTCTGTATCAAACACCTGATTTATAGAATCATGAATCAATGTCTTATGCACTGAATGTTTGAATTTGACTACTGGTGTGTTGATAGTGCCATAGTACTCAAAGGAGGTGTCCTTGTCTAAGAACATCAAAGGGGATTTCTGCGTAGGTTGTGCTTGCATCGTGAAATCTTTGACACGCGTTATATTAAATTCGCCAATGTCCGTTGGTTTCATTCTGGCACATTGGTTCTCATACAAAAATTTCTCCGCTTGCACTATATCTCGAGCACACACCATATGAGAGACACCACATTTATCACGCCCACTAGTGTGGTAACTGTGTATATATGGTACTTTTGCATTGCAAATCAATATCATGCCACAAAGCCCAATAAATGTATTGTCTTTAAGCATATAACAAAATCCATTCGAGTCAAATGCTTCAGACTTATCGATATATGACGCTCTCAGTCCCTCTCTGTACTCTGCCTTAATAAAGAAATCATTGACCTTAAGTTCACCCTCTTTATCCTTGTAGAGGGATTTGCAAATGACTGTATCCGTTGACATCTCCTTTGCTAGAAGTGGTACGAGATTTTTCCTATCACCCAAATTGGGGACATGGTATATACTCAAATCTCTGTCCTTCAATTTAAAACCATCGCTCCTTACTAGTATGCACTTGATAATACCACCACTATGTTCCCGTGATCCTACATATATCGTAATCCTTGTGAGGACCTTGGGTATAAAATGTGTTGGGACTAATATAAGACCTGATTTAAGAATCAATGCTGTGCATTGGCAGTA